TTTTCAGAAATTAAATCATCCCAAGAATCATATTGATTGATGTCGTTTCTTTCAATTCGGTTATTTTCTAGATGTTCAATGAACTCATCTACAACATCAATATTACCATGACCCAAAATATCAGAAGTAACATCACATAAAACAGATTCCAACCAACTGTTACATGTAATTTTACCATCAAATTGATAACGACTATATTCTCTTCTTGTTATTGAATTACTAGCCATTTTCAAAAGAAAGGGTGTTACTTTTTTGGTTTTAGTTTTATCTAATCTTGATATCAAATCGATTAGACTTACATCAAGATTCTCGTACTGTTTTTTTAAATCTCTCTTACCCATTTTTTAATTTATTTATACTCAAATAATAAGATTTTTATTTTTTAAAATCAACTAAAAATAAAAAAAAAGGTCACATTCCTGTGACCTTGTTGAGCGGAACGGTATCAACGAAGACCCATCCTCCACATAGGATATGTGGTGCTTTACTTTAAGCTAGTTCCGCATATTCGGTGAGTTTCCTCACCGTATATTGTATAAACTTAGGTCCTTTCTTACACATAAGGTTTTAGATATTTTTGGTGATTATCAAAATCCCTCCGACTACCCAACCTTCAAAAATTTTTATCGACCTCTTTGTTTAACTACACTACAATATTAATAATTCTATTTTAATTCGTCAACAGCTTTTGAAACTTTTTCTGAAATTTTATGTAAACTATTAGTTATTTGTGCTTTTATTTTTTCTTCGTAAGCAAGCCTAATCTTTTCAGTTTTATTATTATACATGTTATGTAATCTATTAGTATCTCTACCATCCAATCTAACAACATAATGATAAACATGATTTGTTATTTCTACCGTTTGATCTTGAAATACGACGAACATGCCTAAAGACTCGTTAATTATGTATCTTTTATCTGAAATGGGAGCTATACTAAATTTAGAACCATTATGGTTTATTAGTTTTCTACAGATTGATAAACATATTTTTTCGTATTCTGTTTTTTCGTTCTCAGGTTTTAAAAATTTAGAATCCTTTTCCCAAATAAGATACCTAACTCTTAAACGTTTAATTTTTTTTTTGAACCACTTATACATAACATTAATTTTTATTAAAATCCGACAATGCTGAACTCAACAATTGTGTCCCTATTTTTTGGTTCCAAAACCTAGTCTGTGATTTAGTTTTTTTACCTTCAGAATAAACTATTTTCCAATCTTCACCATCTCTATCTACATAAGAAACCATTTTCTCATTCAATAAAATAATTTTTAAATTTTCTAAAAGTTTGTTTACCTTATCTTCATACTCTTCATCACTAATCACAGACTTATTAGTGTAATCATCTTCATAAGAGTCAGCAAAGTTAATACAAAATTCCACAATTGGGTTTTTTTCTGGTGTTTTTGGATTGAATTTTAATTCACCACCCTTTCTACGGTCAACTTCCTCTAACAATGAAGACATCATTCTTTGGATATCAAAATTCACACCAACCCTTCTATAAAGCCTTCTACAGATAGGAATGTAAACACTATCATATATATCAAAAACATCTGAAGGTATTTTACGTAAAGAATTTTCTGATAATAACAATCTTGTTGCGTTGTCATATACCTGAGCCAACTCTTCTTTTTCCCATGAAGGTAATCCTTCAAGTAGACCTAAAGATTCCCACCTTTGTAAAACATTTAATATATCACTCATAAAGCTAAAACTTGTTTTGTGGTCATAAATTCTAAAGGAATTTCTTCCGATAAAGGACCTACTATTTGGTCTGGGTAAGGATTAACCTTTCTTTCAACAATATCTTCCATTCTAAGTGGCATACCCATTAAACTTCTGTTTGCATCTTCAACCACTTTTACTGAATAACCTCTTCTTAATAACCCTTTAACAGTTGGTCCTATATCGACACCGTATACTAAAAATATAGGTCGTTGCATAATAGGAATACCTAAATTATGTACCAATGATTCAGAATAAGTATTTCCCTCAAAAAAATCCATTGTTCTTTTTGTGACAACTATTTGGTCACTTTGATGAATGTCGTGGAAAGCCAAACCCGAAGGAGAATTCCAATCCATTAAAAAATAAGAATCAGGTGAAGTTTCCTTAAGAAATTTAGCTCCTTCAGTGTTCATTAAACAATGTTTTGGGAAAGTATCTCTGTAATTCGGGTTATCTGATAGATGTTTGGATTTTTCAGTATACCAACCAGCAACATTAATTACCTTAACTCTATTGATTTTAGTGTATTGTGTTAAATCATTCAAATTATCCACGATATGTTCTATACTAGGTACTTTATAAGAACCAGTAAAAAAATCTCTCTGTGTGTTAACATTAAAAAATATGGGAAAAATATCTTCCATTATAAGGATCTTAATTTAGCTTGTGTTATTACATCTGCCATATCCTTTAAAACATTACTTTTCTCAAGCCACATCACAGCTATTAAAGATTTAGCATCTATTAATTGGTATGGTGGGATAAGCTTATTGTCCACACCCGTTTCAAAATCCTTTAATGGGTCATCAAAAAACAACCTCCCATTTAAACCTAGTTTTTCTACTTCCACAACGGAAACATATTCGTCATCAATACCACCACCAACATCAACTCTCTCACTCACTTCACAATAAAAAAGAGATGTTAACTCACTTGTTTTTCCGGGTGTTGAGTAAAAATCTGAAATGTGTTTGGTAAAATCTACTTTGTAACCAGTTTCTTCCATGATTTCCCTTTTTAAAGCTTGTTCAGGTTTTTCACCCTCATCAATACATCCAGCAACTACTTCAACCATAACACCCTCAACTGCTGCTCTATATTGTTCAACAAAAATATACTTCTTTTTAACTGTGTCATATATGATTGCCGCAACAGCATTTGGTACTACCAATACTTCCCTTTTATACTCAACATCACCCATTTTAACGGTGTATTCCTCTAAATTAGAAAACCCTTTATACAAAGTTTTCTTTTCTGTAATCTGATGATTAGTTATAACATTCTCCATAATTAATCAACTGTTTCAGGTTCTTGACCACTTTGTTTTTGTTGTTTGGCTAATTCTTTGGCTACTTCCTCACCAAATTGGTCTTTTAATTTTTTGTAAAAAGCACGACGCTTTTCATCAAGTTTTTGGCGTCTTGCCGTAACTTTTTTCTTTTGATCTTTTCTATTTCTTGATTTTGGCATAATAAAACTTTTAATTAATTATTATATGAAACAAATTTAACTATTAATTTTGATAAATTAAAGCTCTGACCCACTATAAATAGCGTTAGGTAATCTTCTTCTAGCGTAATTTAATAATGTCTTAAATAATTCTTGAGCCTCTTCTTTGTTTATATTACCAAGATTCATTTCCTGATTAAGGTCTTCTATAATAATAATATCAAGTGGTTTTTTAGATACTCTTGCTTTTCTATAAAACCCTCTTACTAAAGCTTCAACCTCACTTGGGTCCATGTGATGTGAAAAGGTTGAATCATAATCAGATGTATTAGGTATTGATGGTTGTGACCTATCTTTAAATCTATCATCAGTTAAAGCTAAATGTTGTGTAAAATGTTCTATTTCATGTCTTACATCCTCATTTATTTTATAATAAATTTCTTCATAAAACTTTTTACCATAACTTTCATCAATTATTACATCACAAACTAAAACATTGTCGATATTGATAAATGTTTTAACATAATAAGGTAAGTTAAAATCATTATATTCTATATCATCAGTAGTTCTAAAAACTGAAAGGTCAACCTCAAATTTTAAATTTGGGGCAACATAATATTCATCACCAGTGTCATCATAAGGTAAAGAAAAAATGTGGCGTTCGTCTAACTCATTTTCAGTTTCTTTGATATTTCTTAAAATATCATTTACCACCTTACGGGTTATTGAATCGTACTTACCTTCTAATAATATATTCCTATTAATTTTCATCGTATTTTTCAGGATTTCTAATATAATCCATTTCACCTTTTATAGTTTCAAAACTAGCTAAAATATTTCTTAACTCATCACCAATACCATTAACAGATAAAGCAATCATTTTATTTTGGTCATTATAATCATTACTACTAGACCAATCCATTTGAGGTGACTTTTCATAAAAATCTTTAATTTTTTTAATCCACAATTCAACTTGGCCTTGATTACTATTAACCCAAGATTCTATTTCATCAACGGGAGCTTCGGTTTGATTTTCTTCAGTCCAATCCCACTCAGATTCTCTTAATATTTTTTTAATAATATCTTTCTCCATATACAGGGTCTTTTACATAAATATCCCAATTACCATCTTCAGTAGTATTAAAATAGACCTCACCACCTGAAACAATTTCTTTTTTATTAGAATCACCAACCTCATAAAACCAAGGAGCTTCATCAAAAGGACTAAATTGTATTTTTATCATTCCACTAGTATCACCACTTCTTGTTGGTATTACTGTACCAGATACACCAGCGATTAGAGTTCTTTTATCAGGTCCCACTTCTCTTGATTTTTTTATTCTTTTAGCACCCGACTCTGAAGCTTGGAAATGTATTGGTTTTCCCAACCTAACTTCATTTGTATAGTTATAGGTTAAGGCATTCATATCACCATTACCTTTCACTGTATAGATACCAATCATACCATTCCAACCCCATTTTTTATGAGTTCTATTGGTGTGAAACCATAATCTTTGACCAATCAAATCTTCAGCATCAACATAACCCTCTAAAGGTTTACGTGAGTCATAATACACCTCTTTTAATATTTTTTTAATTAAATGTTTCATTTCTTTTCTTTCCATTTAACTTGGTTGGACTTTGTGGAATTTTTTTCAAAATCCTTCTCATCGGTAAAGTCCCAATTTTTATCACCTTTCTTTTTTTTATAATAAACATCAGAACCACCAATATTACGTACTTGGTATTCCCATTCAGTCTTTTTAACTTCTTCTAATAATATTTGTTTTATTAGACTTTTCATTCTTGATATTTATCGTTTAAAAATTTTCTGATTGTTCTTCTAATAAGTGGCTCACCCAAATCTTCAAAATCTTCTTCAATTAACCAATATATTTTATTATAAATCATTTTTTTACTCAAAAAACTCATACTAAAAGATTCACCCATGCCAATCAAGTTTTTGATTTTAAATTCTTCACCACTAAAAGTACCTGTAAAGTCTGTTGTAACTACACTAAAGTTATCTTCCAAAAATTTATATAAGGTCAAATCAATATTGGAAGGAACTTCATCCATCCAACCAAAATCATTCTCTTCTTTTAATATTTTTTTGATTATATTTCTCACAATTATAAATATTTAATACAAATAAAAATTAGACTTATTGACTACCATATTTTAATGTGATAAAATATATTGTGTCTAGGTAGTCTTTCTCAGTTAAATCATGAGCTAAAAAATATACAACAACATTATCTATTGTTTTTACAGATCTTTTATAGTCGTATTTTTTTGACATTTCATCAGAAAATTCATTATAAATTCTTTCCCTACTTTCAGATGTGTCTGTTTTAAGGAAAATAAATAAGTTGGGGTTATTTTTGGATATAAATTCATCAACAACCTTTTTTATTGTGGGTATCACAGAAAAGGCTTTTCTAACATCACCAACCATATCGTAACTATTATTCATTGTAAATTTAAATAGATAACATTCACCATCACAAGTCTTTTCTATTGTTATAACATAGTTATTATTTTCTATTTTAAAAGTACCCTCATAACCAAAATTAGTTTTAATTAAATCCACAGGTATTGGTGTGTTTAAAGCTTCTTCTATTACAATAAAATCATTATCAATCCTGTGATTAAAATCTTCTTTCAATATTTTATTAATTAAATCTTTCATTTTTCTTTCTGTTGCCAATCATAAGAAATAGAATCTTTTGTGATAGGACCACCTTCAACCCAAGTGTTACACCATTTTTTTCCTGAACACATAAATTGATGCATCCAACAATAACCTACTTGACCTGTATTATCACCCACGCAGTCTTTCATTCTTTTTGAGATATCAAAAGCCACACAATTGCCACAATTTTGACCTTTTTCTTTAGCCTCTTCTGTTTGTTCACCATATTGGTGTTCTATAACAATTTTTTTCTTATTTTTTTCGTTTAATTTACTATCTTTTGTTGCTTCAGGACAATCCATTTCAGCCTCACCCAAAATTCTTCTATTAGCTCTTTCCAAAACTAATCTTCTTGTTTTTAATATTCTACTCATAATAATTTTTTTACTTTAACAGTTAAATTACCATCACCTTTTATAACTCTATGGTAAGTGTTCTTTGGGATAAAGAATTCACCCTCAATTATTTTAGGGACCTTATTATCCATTTGTATCATCCAGTTAGTTTTACCTACAGATTCTACAATTCTATCTTCTTTATCACGATGCCAAACCAATTCAGAATCTTCTATATCTTCTGTAAAAGTTCTAATATGATATCCATCTTCTATTTTTTCTTTAAAAGGAAAGTCCATAAGTAATTAAGCAAAAATGGTTATTTTTTTCTTAAAGACCTCGTATAGATAGTCATCGTTTTCATTAATACCATCATGAATATCACCTTTAAAATTTAACGCAAAATACCTACCATCATTTCTTTTAAAAATCATTCTATCATTAAAAGAACCATATTCTAAGTTATAATCTTCAGTTTGGCTCTCTACATGTTGCCATTTATCACAACCATACTCTAAATTATCTTTTATATCATAAAAACTAAGAACATAGTCAATATCTCCAAATTTAATATTCTCTTTCCAATCACCATCCCTCCATGCATCAAGTCCATAGGAATCCCACTCTTCTTCAGTGTATCTGTTTTTATATTCTTCGGTTTCTTTGATAAAGTCTTCTGAATAAAGGTAATCTAATAAATCTATATTGTTCAACATAAAATCCTTAAGAAAATCTGATAAATTTATCCTAGTTCTTTGGTCAAAAGAAGGGATTTTGTCGGAAACGTCATGTATCCAACTTAAGTCATCTGATTCTTTTAATATTTTTTTAATTAAATTTTTCATATCACCACCATTTTCCACCACCTGATAAACCTAAAGATTTAGCGTATCTAGGTAATCTACAAGCCCAATAACCTGCTTTTGTTTTATCATTCTTTTGTTCACAATTATGTCTGTCAGCAAAAGCTTTTCTAGCTTTAGGGTCTTTTAATTTAACAGCCAATTTACCACCACCAGATTTGGCACCAAAAGAAACTTTAATCACATTTCCTTTATCATTCTTTGTATATACATAGAATTTTTTAGAACCACCTCTTTTAGGTTTATTTAATGGAACATTTTTACCTTTATATTTAGCTTCAGTTAAAATACTAACTTCCGCACCTTCTTCATAAAGAATGTCCAACCAAACCACTCTACCTTCGTAGACAGCTCTTTTACCAATATCTGTTGATATTAGTTCTTGTTCTGTTTCGGAAAGTTCCAACTCACCTTTATTATATAAACCCCTAACTTCATTTATCAATTTGAAGTAAGATTCTGAACCATACCTATAAATGTTTTCTGTTAAAGGTATGTTATGTTCTAAATGATAATCTAATCCTTCTGACATAGCTTTTTTCCCCCAAGATTTACCTTTTGATTTTTTATACTTCTTACAAGAACCTGCTGTAGGTCTACAAGCTGGGTATTTACTTCTTTTCTCCCCTTCTTTTCTACCACAAGGTTTGCATTTAGTTCTCCCTGTTTCTTTATCTTTTCTACAAGTGTTACAATCAACCCAACCACCTGTAGAACCTTTAGCCCCTTTTCTTTTGAACCAATCTCTTAAGTTTGATTCGGAACCAGGTTTTGATGTAAGTTTTCTTTTTTCAGTTATTAATTCATCAATGTTAAAAACTTCTTCATTTTTTTTACGCCCTTGACAATGAGCTCTTTGTGAAAACCCTTTTGGGTTATTACAGTCAATACTATCTTTATATTCTTTAGACCATTTTTCATCAATCACCGTTTCATTAACAGAACTATTAATAATTTTTTTATAATCTTCTTTTATTTTGTTAATTCTGTCTAACCAGCCATCTTTAATTGTCCCATCAGTGACAAATCGATTAACTCTTGGTTCTATATAAATTAAAAAGTCTCTTACTATACCTAAAAGTGTGGAAAGTAACTTTGGATTATTTGAAATAGTATTCATATTATCCTTAAGAAAATCAAAATAAGTTTGTCCGTTTATTATCGGTTTTCTAAGTTGTTGCATCATAAGAGTTAATTTTTTTGTTGCATCACCATCTACACCCATTTTTGTTATTTGACTAAAATTTAAAGATATTAAGGTTCCAAAATCAATTAAAAAATCTTTCACAAAAGTGGTGTTAACTTTATCTTCCGATTCGTTTGTACTATTACCCCAATTGTCAGCACCTACTTTTCTACATTTTGATAATGCCCCAGAAGCGTAAGCTGAAGGCCAAACATCATACCTACTTTTTACTTTGTAATAACAAGCATCTCTTTTTTTCTTTTTCTTTTTCTTTCTTCTTTTTCTTTCAAAAAGAAGTTGGTCTTTAATGGATTCTTTAATTATATATTCTTCTTTCACAGCCTTAAAACTTGGTTCTTTGTTAGCCGGAACTTCAATCGTTTTTGGTGATTTCTCTCCCTTTAAGTTTATTGTATATTTTCTTTTATCGGTAAATGTTATTTTATTTTTATCATCATCTACCTTCTCAATATCCATTTTTAATTTAGGTCCATCACTAGATTTTATTCTATGTATTTGGTTATCGCCTAAATATTCACCTTGTATAATGGCGTTTTTACCGTCTTCACTTCTTTTATTTGAAAATGGTTTTTCTTTAAAAAAATCATTTCTTAAACCAATCACCTCACAATCACCACCAATTGTAGCTGAAATCATGTCATCATTGTATTGACCACCAGATTTACCGCATTCACATTTCCTCCACTCAGTATGGACTAATCTAACAACATCACCACAAGTATTACATTTGATAAGTTTCATTTTTACATTTCATCCATCATATCAATGTTACCCATGTCCATTGATTCCGTCCCAGAACCTTTAACTTCATTCATTAAGAAATCAAAAACTTGGTCCATATTATTTTTGGCTTCAGCAATGTGGTCTTGAGCCCAATCATGTCCGTTTTGAAGAATATCTTCTAACATATTAGGGTCCATCTCCAATAACATATCACATTGTCTTCTCATTTGTTCTAGATTGGAGAAGAACATATAACGTGAATTTTCTATTTCATGTTCTTTGATTACTTTTTTAACTAATTTTTCTAAATCAGCCTCATTTAATCTAATTACTTTTTTCATATTTATATTTTTATTATAAATATTACTCAGGTCTTTTAAATTTAATTATAACCCACACTAAATACAAAAACGATACAATTACATTAAGATAAGGAATGTAAAAAAATTTAGTAACATCTAAATAGGTTTCATCTTTTAAGTCGTAATCCATGATTAAAGCCTTTTTTGTGAAGATATGTGATAAGGGAAAAGTTATAAGAATAGATAAAATCCAATAAAATATGGTCATTGTCATTTTAATTAAGCTTTCATTTATGTTATTTATTAATATTTATTAATGTATGAAAAAATTATCTAAAATAAAGTTAAATATAATAGAAGAACAACTATATATTGAAGGTTTGGTAAACGAGATGTATCAAAATATAGCTACTTATGGTGAAAAACCATCAGATATAAAACTTATGATAGAATCTGAAAAAAAAGGTGACAATATAAAAGGGGTTGTTGATGAGATAGCTACTGATTTAAAATTGGCACCAGGTTTAATATTTACCTTTGGTACAGGTATTACTGCTTTTATTGAACCTGTTAACGAATTATTAACTGGTTCTGGTTTTAATTTAAACGAAAAAGATATTATTTTATTAATAATAACATCTATAGCTCTTTTATTAAACAATCCCGATAGTAAGAAGTTGGTTGGACATGTTAAAGAAAAAGGTTTATATTCAGCTTTAAATGGTGTTAAAGATTTAATTTCTACAACTAAGGAAGTTATAAATGCCGTAGTTAAAAATACTGCTGGTACGGCTTATTCTTTATCAGATATATTAGCTTTTACCTTTTTACTTAATCCAGTAACAAAGATAATTAATGAACTAATCTTAAATCACGGAATAACTGTAAATTCAGTAAATGAATTATTTAAAGGTTTATTGTTTGCTACGATAACTTATTCAGTTAAATCCGTTCTAAAAAGAATTAAAAATAAATTTAGTTAAGCTTTTTTTATTACCTCACTAATAAAAGACCTTAGTTTACCTTCAACAAAAATTTCCACAATAGGAACATTTTTTCCGTGATATTTTTTTATCATATTCATATCTGTCATTGGAACTTGTTCAAAAGGTAGGTAATACATGTCAGCAATTGTTCCTTTAATAGGTGGATTATAATTGGTTACTAAAACCTCATCATTTATTCTAAAATTTTCTATGTTAGCTTTTTTCATTTTTATCAGTATTTTCAAAATATAATCTAGACATACGAAGATCTGTTGAATTCTCAGTTATAGGAATTAATTCTCCATCGTAGTATATCTCACAATATAATGACGATACCAATAAATTGTCAACTTTATTATTAATATCTTTTTTTACTAAAGATAATTTAGATAAATCAAATTTACCATCAATAATAAAAATAGTATCTAAAAATATACCTTCTTGGTGTTGCACAGAAGTTATAACAACATCTTTTGTTTTAGGGTATTTTAATAACTTACTTTCACTCTCCACAAGTGTTTCAAAAACTCCTATTGCAGTTTCAACAATAGTAACACCCTCAACATCTATCTTAACATCTCCTTTGATTAAACCACAAACTTGTGTTTCTTTCTTTATATTTACTTCTTTTTTTATCTCTTCAAATAAGTTTTTTTGCCATATATTATCAAATGATTTTTCTAATTTTAAATAATCTCCATTATCTACAGTTCCTCTGTTTATTTCGCAACCGTAACCTTCCATGGTTATTCTTACAATTTCCATAGCTATCGTTTTTATACAACAAATTAGTTTGATTTATATAATGAGTAAGGGTTCTCATCACTTAGATTTTTTTATATAAATATCAAAAAAGTTTTGTTTATATTGACTTTTATATTTATATTTGTAAGACAAATCATAAAAACATCACATACATGAAAATTTCAACATTTATCAAAAGCATTTTTTTCTTAACAATTATTTTTTTAACATTTTCTTGTAAAAAAGAAGATATTCAAAAACCTAACAATACCATAGTTGTTAATGACACAATCTATGATTTCATGGATATTGATTGGGTTTTGTCGTCAGGTCGTTTGTATACTCAAAACTTGGATAACGGTTCCAAAAAATTGTATGACCATTTCGGTAACGTCCAAAATCAAAGTTCTTTGGACCCCTTTAATGGTTCTGTAATCCCTTTTGATGATATTATAAAAGACGTAACTATTTGGAGATTTACTTCTTCTAATTTTATTTTAAACGGTAGTATTTTTTATGATTTTACACACACTAATAATACTATTTGTGTTATTGGTATGGAAAATGGTTCAACAAGACCTATTACTATTATTGACCTAAATAATACTACAATGACAGTTAAGGTTAATGAAGATTATGTTTCTGAAGCTGGTGTAAATTATAAAATATTTACTACATTAACTTTTGTAAAACAAGGCCAAACTTGTAATGGATGTGAACCGAATGCCATCTCAGGTTATGTATACAGTGGTGTTATTAACAATACTACTTCACAAAATAGTCTTGTTGGTACTAAATGGGTTGTGACTAAGTTTTATGATGGTTTTTCAAATAATTACCCAAATGATACTTTGTTTTTTATTTCTTCTATACAATATAAAATAAATGGTGGTACAAGTAATAACTATACGGCTACATCTGGTTTTGGGAACAATATGACCACTCTTAGTTTGTACGGATTTTATACCATTGGTGGTGATTATAGCGGAATGGTTCCTAATAGTTTTGTAACTGATGGGCAGGTCAACTCAATTACCTTCACAGATTTATTTGGTGTTAATAATGATAAAATTGTATGGATGACTAGGGTTCAATAAAAAGGGGGGAATTAATTTTCCTCCCTTCTTTTTTTCTCTTTATAAATACCCTTCTTTTTTTCTCTTCTTTTTCTAACAGACTCCTTTTCAAATTCTTTTCTATCGTTTAGTTCGTTCATTTGACGTGTGCGAATAATTTTACCTTTATACTCTTTTAAGGCTCTTTCTATATTACCTTTATTTACGTGTGTGATTAACATATCTAAAAATTTTATTATCTAAGTGAAACATTTTTTTCACGGTCATAAAAGACCAAATTATCACCTTTTATTTTTTCCCTTATTTTTTCTAATTTTTCATTTAGTTTACCAACTTGGTTTCTTACCTCAGTTCTTTTTTGTATTATCTGATCTTCAAAATTTCTTGATTTTTCAAGTTGTTCTACTAACCAATCGTATTGTTCAGATTCACCTTCTACATCACGGTCAAAATTACCAATAGCGTTTCTTAAATTATTTCTAACAGTAGTAATCCTGTCTTTTTGATAATATAATCTATTATCTTCATCACTTAGTTCACTTATTTTTGTTTCTAATTCTTCCCTTTCTTTTACATCACTTGAAAAATCACCCAAAGAATCATAGTATTTACCCATAGCTTCTTTGGTGTACTTAGACATCACTTCTTTTAGTTTAGCAATAGTTTCTTCACCTTTTTTCCTCTGACCCCTACCAGGACCACCCAAATATTTTTTTACAACCGATTCAGGTTTATTATGATCAGCAACATTCCAGTAATCAATAGTAGCATTTTCTGGTTCAGCCCCAGCTAAAAACTCTTCTTTACTCATTCTTGAGGCTGTGTTTAATGACTCATTACCATAATTTGAAAATCTAGCTTTAAATGGTCGATAATGAATTGCTACCTTGTAATAAGTTGGTGTATCCATACTATTGGTTGGAGCAATTCTTCTTTTATCAACTAAAAAGAAAATAGGACCTTGTGTAAAATAGTTTTCAAAGTAACTAGAAGTGTTTCTCATTGTTACACACCATCTAGTATTAGAACCATATCTACAAGATGCCTTATGTGTTTTAGGCATCAATAATAAGAAATCATCATCTTCATAAACTTTATCGACCCCCGTTTCCTTTTGTTCTTTTCTAGAAAGTTTTAGTTTTGCTTGATTAGACGCTTCTTCTAGTTCACTTAAATCAACAAATTGATTAATGTCTTTTTTCTCAAACTTTGAAGGATTTTTATGGAAGTATTCTAAATCGTCTTGGGCTTTCAATAATTGATCTCTACCTATATTTTTAACTATAGATCCTCTAATATTTCTATTATCTACCCATCTAGGATCGACAGAAGTCGTTGGTACTTGATCTATTGTCCAATAATACCATCCCTCAGCTTCACGAGCATTATCTCTAAACCACTTGATTGTCTTTGGTAACAATTGTTTAGCTAACCACTCAAGATACTTGTTATTTCCTGAAGGGTCAATCTCAGATAATTGGTCAACAGCATCCCATGTAGGTTGTGGGTATTTAGCTTTAACATCTTCTAATCTACCTTCCACTAAAAGGTTTTCAACCCTTTCTAATATAATATCTGTTATTTTATTACTATTCATACTAATAAATATCACAATGAACTAAAAAAAGAGGGTTAGAACCCTATTTAAAAGTCTAAATCTAAAGAATAAGTAATTTTATTTTTAAATCTGTGTCTTAAAACATTTTTGTTTGGGTAATGTTTAATCCAAGTGTTGTTTAAGGCGTTTTTAAACTTTTTAATTTTTTCACCATAATTAAAAGTACTATCATTCTTATTGTTTCTAATTTGTTTTACTTCAACAACTCTTCTAATTACTTTATCAAATAGACTCATTTTAAAGTTACCATTTTCACCAACAAAATATTTTTTAATAAATTCAAACATTTTAATGTGATCCTTAATATTATCCGTTAAAAATATTAATGGGTCAACAAATATTTCACTTCTAACATATTCTGTGTGCTGAGAAATTTTATTAATATCTTCTTCAGTATAGTCACAATCAAAGTATTTAGGTGCATAATATAAAATGTTAATAAAATCTGTTAATAAAGGGTTATTGAAGTAGGTCGCACCTCTATCTGAATACATTATACTGGCATTAAAAATTTCTTCCCCCGATTTGTTTTTATAGAAATCAACCAAAGTGTTAAAAACTTTTTTGTTTTTACCTCTAACAAAAATATCCCAAAAAATAATTAACTGTTCTTGTGAAAAATATTTAGACCTATAAAAAAAAGAAAAATAGTTGTTAACTACGAAATCTTTAACATTATAGTTAAAAATATTTTGGTTGCTATTTGGGTGTGGTGTTTTAAACGTAAAATATTTTAAAACCAAATCACGATATATTTTTGTTTTTTCAAACCATTCAGGTCCGATTGATTTATTTGTGGTGATAAAAAACGAGTGTTGTATTAACTCCATCTCATTATCAAGATTCGACGTGTCACTTTTTAGTTCTTCACATTTGTTATGTAATCTGATAGTAGTTTGTAATGGTTGTGACGTATTGGTTACTTCTATTTTATGTGTGAATAGGAAATCGATAAATTGTTCAGTATATATAATCTTATTGTTGATTCTATCTAGACCTGCCATACAACAATTTAAGTCAAAAACACCCAATAGTTCCTTATAGTAATTTACTTCATTAAAGTTATTATTATTAGGTGAATAAACATTGATGGTAACCTTATTAATATCACCAAAACGTTCACTGCTAACCATTTTTATGTGTTCACCATTAGAACCTATCCAAGCTCTACCGTAACTATCTAAATGTATACCTACATTATCTGTGATATTATTATTAATAAAATTACCCACATCATAGATGTCTAAAAAATAACTATTAATGTGTGAGAAATTAAATAAATCAATATCATTTATTACAGGTACATCAAATTTAGATTTGTTTAATAGATAATAAATGGTGTTAGCTATTGACCCACCAGCCATAAAATAATGCATGGGATAATCACCAATCCCACAACCCCTATTTTCGGATTCGTGATTGATGATTCCCAAGACCTGATTAAAGGTCTCCTCACTGTTCAAAAATTTTATGATTTCTTCTCTACTCATTACTGAATATTATAAACCTGACGAAAATTTTCACCCAAAAGTTCTTTAGCTTTAGATACAGCTAAATCTTTTGTTTTAAAACCCCTTTCAATCACTTTTTTAGCGTGTACCAAATTATATTCAGTGGAAGCTACATCAGCTTTAGCATAATTGTATTTACTAGTTTTCTTTGGTTTAAATGAGTCCTTTGCGTAGATGTCATAAAAACCTACTTTACAGATGTAACGTCCTTTGTTTCCTGATTTTGTTGCCATAATTTTTTTGTTTATGTTTAAATGATTAATACTTGTACAAATATAATAATAATTTTATAATTAAAAACAAAAGGTGGAAAAATTTTCCATTTTTTTTATCATTTAATTATTTTTCTCATGGTTCCGTCATCGTAAACTTCAATATACATATCCATTAAATTAAGTCTGTTAGGATCTATTTCTTGTCCGTTTAAGTTAATATATTTAACGATTGTTTTTTGATTACCCAAATCCGTATTATTGATTGATATTGGACCAAAAGTTTCATAAACCCCATCATTATCATATTGTTGTAATCTATAGTAATTAATAATCGGATCTACTTTATAATCAACAACATCATAATCAATTTGTGTGTTTGAATTACCCGAAGCATTTAGTGTGACCACAGTTTCCCAAGTTTCACCATCTCTACTTTTTTGTAGATTAAAGTGACTTGTATTTTGTTCTGATGAGGTTACCCAAAATATGTGATTATTTTTACCTTTGTTAAAACCATTAAATGATGATAATTCAATTGGTAGTGCACTTTCAATAGACACTCTGTATTCCTCCACTTCACCATAATTGTACCCTGCTGAATTATACGCATCTGTTGTTGGGGTACCATTCCATCTTGACAATACACGCATTTTAACAAGTCCTGTTGCCGCATCTGAAGGTACCGTAAATGATTGTGATTGAGTAGTTGATGGAGATTTTTGCATTATATTTTCTGACACCTCAAATATACCATCATTATCAAAATCTATCCAAGCGGCATATCCAGATGCCGAACCTAAGAATGTTACAGGACTAGAAACAAATATTGTATAATTTGCTCCCCGAATCAATGTTGTTGAAATGGAGGTAAAGTCTTGATATGAATCCCCTAGTGGTGGATCATATGTTGAGTTGTTATTTATTGTGTTTAAAGTAACATTTGAAATATAATCACCATCGTCTGTTCCATAAACATATGGTGGAGCAGATTGTAAAGTAACTGATACTGGTGAGGTAACCCCTACAGGACAGGTTCCACTAGTAGAAGTTGTTCTAAACCACATAGTTGGTTGCTGTATGTTTAATATAAGAGTGTATGGATTTGTTGGGTTGTTTACTGTTCCAGCTATTGTTGAAAAGTTATCAAATGACCATTCAAATTTTGTTGTAGTACCACCATTTCCTGTTGTAGTAAATGTAACAGCATCGTTTACAGTTGTTGATGTTTTGTTTGCCGCTAAAGTACCCGAAGTTGTAGGTGTTGAACAAGGTGAAGTCGCACAAATTGAGAATGTTCCTTGTCCTGTACCATTACCATAACTATGAACCCTAACATAGTACGTTGATCCTATTGTTAGACTAGTGACTGTGGTTGTTTCTGATGAGGACCCCAATGTATTATCAATACAAGCTAAAGATGTTAATCCACTACAAGTTCCACTATAAACTTGAAAAACCGCATCACTCATTGTTCCTGGTGTTACAGTTATGGTTTGGCTAGTTTGGGTAGCAACAAAAGAATACCAAACATCATCATCCGCTGTTCCGGCACAAGATGTTGAGGATTGGGTCGCTCCAACAGTTGTCCCATTAGTTGGTGATGTACATGAAGTTCCTGAGTTTACTGTTAATGATGGAGCACTTGAGCAGTTATTGTTTGATGGGGGTGTTACACAAGTTCTACTTATAGTGAAAGTACCTGTTGTGGTGGTAGAATTCCAATGACCGATATAAATAAAATACGCAGTTCCATTAATTGCTGTAAATGTTGTTGTTTCATTTGTACTTGTTATATTATCAACATTAGCGACTGTGGTATATGTCCCACCACAAGATCCAGTACCACTTGTTAATACTAATAAACGAGTGTCTAAACTTTGTACTACAGTTATTGTTGTTGATTGACCATCCCCAACAAATGTATACCATACACCCATTGTACCCGTTGTAGATGAATTAGGTGCTGTCTCAGAAACGGCATTTACTGTTGTTCCTGCTAAACTAGAAGTACCACAAGGTAAACTAGTTGCCCCTGAACAATTATCGTTTGATGGTGGATTTAATGTTGTAAAAGACCAAGTATTACACCCAGTTGCCGGTCCAACAGAATTTCGTGGAACAATTTTATGATAATAAGTAGTGTTAGCATTCAACGTACCTGGATTGTAAGTAGTTCCTGCTTGATTTGAGGATACCAATGGTGGTGTTGCTGAGGTTCCAAAATAAACATCATAACCTGTTGCTGTAGCTGTAGCAGCCCAATTAATTGTTTGTGTTAAAGGACGATCAGTAGCACCATTAGCTGGTGAAGAAAGACTAGCACATGTTGGGGCTGTTGATACAGGAACATATGTAAATGTTATGTTATCAATAGACGCTGATCCTGATCCTCCACCATTATCATTTCTCCATTGGAATACTATTCTTCGTGTTGTTCCTGCAATTCCTGTTAGAGTATGTGTTTGGGCAGTACAACTTGATATACCTTGTCTTGTTGTAACTAAAGTACCATTTGATGTTGTGATTGCAGTTCCCGCTGTTGGGGTAAATGTATTAGGACAGGACCATACTCGGATATCGTCATAATTTGCTTCCCCATTTACTTTACATGTATAGTTTAGAGTTATACTGGTTGCGCCTGCTGGAATAGCTACATCAAAATAAGCGTGTACTCTAGATGTTGATGTTATAGTGTAGGCATAAGTGGTTCCATTATTACTTATGTTAAGCCCTTTGATTCCAACACAATAGCCACTAGTTGTAGTTCCGTGGTACCATTTGTTGGTTTGGGATCCATTAACTAAAGTTAACTGTTGAGTTGTACCTTCAAATGTTTCACTAAATGCGGTTACTTGAGAGGAAATAAATCCACTAACAAATAAAAAGAAAAATAATAGTAGTTTTTTCATTTTTTTAATTTTTTTAATTAATAATAATATTACATAAATATCTTATTTAAAAATAAAAATAAGTGTAAATACTTATTAAAAATAGGGGAAAATACTTATAAAGTGAATAAATGTTTAAAACCTATTTATGAGTGAATATTTATAACATTTTAATGAACAAAAAAAGTGACTAAACAGCCACTCTTTTATACTTTTTACCACCACACACGGGACCAATTCCTGTCTTAATTGAGTCTGGTGTGGTTAATGTCTTATAACAATGACCACATCGACCATGATGATAAACTTCTATCATTGGATACTTATTTTGGTCATTAAAGAATTTATTTAGGAACCAATCAAAAGTAATCACTTTTTGATTCCCCATTTCTAATACGGAACTGGTACTGTATTTAAACTTCTTGTCAGAGAAACAGGTGCCTATGAAAACATGGTTGTGCCCTGATAAAGTTGATACAAACCAAATATCCTCTTCTTTGTGTTTTTTAACCCTATAAGTAATATGGTTCCCGGTCTCTTTGTTTAAGACGGTAAAAAGAGCATTACCTGCAAAAACAAAATTACGTAGTTGTTGTCCACGCAATTGTGCTTCAGGTACGAAATTAAATGTTGGTTTTGTAGTGGTGGGTATTTTTACGAAGTCCATAGTATTTTGTTTTTTTGTTCTTACAAATATAATATAATTTTTGTATATTTGTAACATAAAACCAATAAAAACATTTTACAATGAAAAGTATTTATCAAATATTCAAAGATAATGAACATTTAATGGATTTGGGTCCTGTTGAAGAGTTAATTGATTACTGTCAGGAACTTGAAGGTCAAGTTATGGAGAATGTTATTGACAAACAATATGATAAAGAATTAATTTATTTAGAAATAATTCGTGATATCTATAATAGTTGTAAAGATATAGGAGAACAAGAAATTTTAAATGAAAGATACCCTAATGATTTTCCTGAAGTTAATTATAAGGAGATAGTTGGTAATTTAAAAAATTATATAACTGATATGGCTTTTAAAAATAAATTTTTACTTTGATTTTTTATAATCCATAAATTCTTCATACCAAAAAGAACCCTCTTCTTTAATCATTTCAAGTAGGTCTTCATCACTTACTTGTGGGCCAACAAAAAATTTACCTCTTTTAATGTGTCGAGGGTAATCATTATGTTCTGTTATTTCAATGTAAGACAAATAATCCCACACCAAATTCTCAGGCATATAATTCATGTCTTCCAAATAGTAGGCAACGTCTTTAAACTTTTTATTATAAGTTGTTACCGCCGGATTAAAAAGTATTTTTTTGACTTGGTAAAGGTCTTCTATTTTTCTAGGGTTTTGAGACATTAAATCTAAATGAAAAGAATGTTGTTTAATCCAATCCATTGAATCGTCAAGTTCTTCTTTTATGATTTTTTTAATATTCATATTAATAAATATATTGTATAAAAAAAAAGACCCACATTTCTGTGGGTCTTAATAGGGCCGAATGGATAAAATATCTTTCGGACTACCACCACCTTGTTTTTCTAAACAAGGAAACAATACTTGGTGGAGGTGGAGGGCCTCGTAAATGCTCAATAATTTTCATTATTGTTTGGACTATATCATCATCTTATTAAGATGTCGGACGCTCTTGCTGGTTATTAAGTATATCGCTATACCCCAGTAGTCTCTGCACCTTCTTACTCTGTAAGCTTGGCTCAGGATTGCCACCACCATTACGTGCTGAGGTTTCCCTGAGTTCATCCGATTTTTAATCTATTGTCACCAATAGATGGGTCCGAAATTAAACCCTCGTCCTGCGTTACATTACTAACGTCTTCTACATGTTTAGGCCAACATTTTCTAATGTTCCGAAAATATTTAATTTGTTCTTCACCATCGTAAATTAAAAACCAATGGATGACTCAATTTAGGGTTTAGTCATTTTTCACCACTAACTACGACTCCTGTTGCTAGGTTATATGTCTGCCGACCCCATAGTAACACCTAATCTGATTAGGCAGCTACTGTTGCACCTTCAGTCACGAAGTGACCTACAGTTGCGTTTGCGAATACGTCGCCATTTAAAAGTTTCAATACGTGTATTAACGTGATAGTATTATTTCACGACATGCTTACCCATTACCAATTTATAACCAGTCAAATCCAAAAACACCCCCAATAATTCAAAGAACTTTTACAAATATAAGAATAAATATTAGATAATCAAATTAAAGACTACCCAAACTCATCGCTTTTCTTTGTAATAAATCCATTTCTTTTTTCAATGATTCAATTTGTTTTTGATCTTCTTTAGACAAATCAAACTTACTGTTGATAAGAGATACTTGTCTAGCTTTTTCGTCGTACTCTCTTAATAGTTGATCGTAAAATTTTGCTTTCTGTGCATTATCCATAATATACATTTTTTAATAATTATAATTATATATAAAATTATTGTAAATGGGGTTAAGGAAAAAGAAATCAAATACAGGTTTTAAATTATACGAACTCACAGAAGAAGAGATATATAAAATAATGCCTAAACTCAAAAAAAGAGGGTTAGATAAAATCACTGATAACGATAAGAGGTTATATTATTTGAGAGTGTGGTTAATTACGGAAATCCAGCCATTACACAAATTACCCAATTACAGTAAAAGGTGTTGGGATAGAGTGGGTTGTTATGAACTAGATCATATATTGAGTATCTCATATTCGTATTTAGAAGGTATTCCACCTCACAAAGTAGGTTCATTAGAAAACCTAAGATTTATACCAAAAAAAGAAAACCGTAGTAAAAGCTTTAAATTAACTGAGGATTCACACAAAGTTTTAAGGAAATTTAAGCAAGAACGTGATATTTATAAAAAAAGAAATAAAAAATGAAATTTAAATTATCTCAAATTTTAGAATCTACAATACTTCTAGAGGGTAGAAGAGAAGATGTAATTAAAAAATACGGTGAAGATTATACCGAACTAGTTGATATGTTTGTGGATGTTGACCCATCAGGTAATAACAAATATCTTGAGTGGATGGTTAAAACAGCTTTGGGTAAAAACCAAGACGATAATATACCAATGGCGGATGATATAGCTAGAACTGTAAATGACTTTCATAGAAACTTAACTAGAATCCAACAAAAAGATATTAATAACTACAAATCTTTAAACGATTTAAAATCAGTAGTTGAGGATGCGGTAGCAAAAGAAAAAGATAAACAAGTAGCTAAACAAGCTAAGTTAGTATTTAGTAATGATGTTGTCGATATCTATGCACCATTCACATGGGAGGCGTCTTGTAAATACGGTGCAGGTTCTAAGTGGTGTGTGACCATGAAAGATAATCCTAACTATTTCAACAACAATTATGGTAAAGATAACTTTTATTTCTTCCTTAGAAAAGATATTACAAGAGCTGATGATAACAGAGATTATAAATACGCACTTCAAGTTAAAAACGGTGATTTAAACGATGTAGAATGGTGGGATGCTGAAGATTCACCAACAGGTGGAAGAACACCAAATTTCGTTACACAAGAAATGATGGATGCGGTTAAAGCTTTTAATCCAGCACACAAGAAAATCAAATTAGGAGCTAAAGCTAAAGCTTTCATAGAAAACCCTAAAATTGATGATTATAAAACTTACGCTGATATGTTAACACCTGAACAAAAATCAGAGGTTATTAAAAAATTAATACAATCAGGTAATTTAAATTCAAGAACATTCTCAATCTTAGTACCAGATTTATCAGAAGAACAAAAAATGGAGTTTATAACTAACTACGTTAAAGGTGAGGTTAATGCTGTTGATTATAAAAACATGAAACAATATCTTACTGATGAACAAAAGTTAACTTTAGTTAAGTTTAACCCTAGTATCTTAAATAATTATGATGTTATGAGTGAACTTAATGACGAATTTACTGAAGACCAAAAATATAAACTTTCAAAAGTTATTGATGCTAAACAAATTAATAATACAGATAGTAAAGTTCTTTTTAGAAAATGGTCAATGTCTCCCGAAGAAAGAACTAAACACGGAAGTACGTCTTTCTATGTGTTCTTATCTGACCCAGACGCTTTCGTAAATAAATTAGTTAAGGTTGACCCGTTAGATCCTGAATCATATAGAGTAATCAACATGATGAAATTAAGAAAACAAGTACAACCTAATACTAGTATGTATGGTATTAAAACTGAGTCAGGTTTATTAGACGATTACATAGGTCAAACAAGTAATGATATACCTGAATCTGTTTTGGGGAATATTAAAGAAAAAGCTGTTAAAATTTAAATAAAAATTTATAAAAAATAGAAAGGGGACCAAAAGTCCCCTTTTTTTTGTTAACAATAACCTCTTATTATCTATATAAAATGGCGAGGGGTGAAATTACATTGTCAACATAATTAAATATATCTTAATTAAGAAAAGTTATTCACTGTAAACAAATTCAATTATACCACTGTCTGAACTAGCCTCATTATTAATACCCCAAATATCTATTGTAGTTGTTACACAATATGCACCATAACCAGTAATAACTTCACGATAAGAAACTAATTTATCATCTAAATATACTTTCATTATAAAATGATAACCTTGTTGTGGCATAACAGTAAAAAGTACTTTATCACCATCATGTAATTCCCAATACTCATATTTCCATACAAAACCTGGTTTAATATTTTCTTTATTAATATATGGAATATCAGATTGTACTTCATTCTTGTGTGGTTTACAAATCACGTCTATATTGTTGGAATAACCATATTGGCAGTCTTCAATAAACTCAATTTCAAATTTAACTTTATGGTCATTAACTTTCTTACAAGAAGTAAGTGTTAATGAAAATACGAATACAAGGAAATAAATTATTCTTTTAAACATAGTACTTTATATTGTTTTACAAATATAATTATTCTTTTATTAAAAACAAAATATTTATTAATGAATGGATTACTTAATTAAAAAAATAATTAAAGAGGAAGTAAAAGACTTTGAAGAAAAGGGTCTTGGGGACATGGAATCTAATGAGCCTGAAAAAGGTGAAGAGATAGAACTACCTTTAGAAACAGACCCCCCAAAGGGTATTGTGGCTCCATCACAAAAAGTTATTTCAGATGTTTGTGAAAAAGAAAAGTTTTGTAAAAAACAAGGTCCGATTACTTTTGGTCAATTAAGAACTTTAGTTGAAACTGCTCAAAATAAAAATTTAACATACGATATCGGTGAGGGGGTTTATAAAGCCTTAATAAGATTGATACCTTGGTTTTTCCCACAAATAGCTGTGGCCGGTTTTGTTGGTAGTTCTATTAGGGCTTTCAATAAAATAATAAAACCAGGATTAGAAGATACAAGAGGTTATAAAAAGTGGTGGGGTAGAACTTTAATGTATGTTATGGATGCTGTTGAGGGTGATATCCCTCACGAAGACCCCATATCAAAAATATTTTTTATCTCAGATGGTTTGTTACACATGATGGATAGAAAATTCAAACTTAAATTTGCTAGGTATATAGCTGAATTAGCGGCATCAAAACCTGATGATGAACCTGTACCTGAATATTTTGTTGAGAACGAATTAAGAAAATGGGTTAACCAAAAATTCTTATTAAATCCACCATTACCACCAAAAACAATGAATGAATCTAAAGAATTAGATGACATTGATTGGATGAGGGGTGATATTGAAACACCACTTAAAGATTTTAAAGATTTAGGTTATGAATTGACAGATATTGTTGGTTTTAACGTTAGACTATCTGAAAATTCAAGATTTTATAATGATGGAGATGACGATAATCCAATAGAAGAAGTAGGTATCATTAATGAAATTTCCCCGTTTTATGGTGATGGTTTACCTATACAAGTTAAATGGCCTGGACAATATCGTGGTAGTTTTACAAATAGTTACAGTTGGGATGATTTAATAGTTGTCAACCAAGGAAATAAATTAAATGAATCTGAAGAAGACCCTGATTGGGGTTGGGCAAAAGAGATTGAAGTTCAAACCGATTTAACACCAGCACAAATTTATAATAGATATCAAACACTCCCTGTAGAAGTTGTTGGCCCTTATATTGCAGGACAGTTTAGTGATGTTATTTATGAAGGGGGTAGATTATATTTAGAGGTGAGTGAATGGTGTGATTTTGTAGATCTATTTGAGGATAGGGATTCTGGTTATGGTTATATGGGTCGTTATTTAGCTAAAGCTGTATTATGTGATGGTGATTACTGGGAACCTTACAGTACTAGTGATTTGGTTAATGACTGGGTTGATGACGTATGGGATTTAGTTACTGACGATCCAAAACTTTTAGAGTATATTAAAAAACATATTAAAGAAAATGGTTTTATTGGACAACCTTTAGATTCAGAAGAAATTTTAACAGAAGAAATGTTAAACGACAATAATTTATTAGGTAACCTAATTGATGAGGAGGATATGTTCCATGACTTAAAAATGGAATTAAAATGGGCTTATGGTTCAGCTTATAATCAAGCCGCATCTAATAATGTATATGAAGCAGCTACTGATGCTATTATTGATATCTTTGGTAAGGGTGAATGGGTCCAAAAAAAGAATAGAAGAGGTGTTGATATCCATGTTTTTAAATTTGATGCAACAGATGTAATATTAGAATCTTTATCTAATGAAATTAGTAACTGTTGGTCTATTTGTCGTGGTTATTTTGACCTTTCAAGACATTATGATTCAGCAGAACATGAAAGTGAAGAACAAGCTTTTGAGGAATATTGTGAAGAGTGTATTGATAAACCTTTTGATGATTGGGGTAGTTTCATAGGTTTTTATTCTAAATATCTTTATGATAGGAATGATGAACTATACCCTAGATATGATGAATACCCTTATAATTCAGATTTAAAAGAATATTTTAGAGAAGATGTTTATGGTAGAATATAAAAATGAAAACCCCCTTTAACGAGGGGGTTTATTTTTTTGAACAGTGAGGGAGGGAATTGAACCCTCCGATGAATCTTTTCGTGATTTAGTTTCTCACCCAAATCCTTATTGTATGAAACCAACCCCACCGTCATGGGACCGTGTATAATCTCCACCACTCACTTTAAACAAAGATATGTTAAATTTTTAAATAATCAATATTTTGTTAATAAAAAAGTGTTATTTGGTTTGATTTTTTATTTTTTTTTATTAAGGGTCGGTTTTGGGGTTATTGCCATACCAAAAAGTTCTGCCATTTGCATCAACAATATTTTCTTTTTTACCGTAACATTGTAACCATTCCCTAAAAAGATAGATTACAATGATCATAATGTAAAGTTATTTCTAATTCAGGTTCATGGTTATCAAAATTAAGATTACCATAATGTAAAGCTGAAACAAAACAACCCCTTAAATCCCATCTACTCACTACAGTCCCAGTTGGATCTAACCTCGATATAGTTGTGTTAATTTTTCTACCTGTATGATTAAAGTCATTAAACCAAGTACGAAGTCTATTATAAAATTCATTTTTATGATTTTCTGAACCTATAAAGTCACGAAATTTAACTTGTATTGGCACCCATTGATATATTGGTGCCAGTTCATTCATTGTATTAAAATTATAAGTTCTTCTGGTTAAAACTTGTGATTGTGGTAATTCAGAGTTTACATACCAATTAAACATTCTATCCCCTAAAGGAAATTCCATTAAATATCTATAAATTGCTGGCCCCTCCAAATAAAAAAAATCATCTTGTGGTGAATTTTTTTTATTTTCAAAATCATTAAACTTTTTTAGTTTCTTTTTTGGTTCCATCCCTTAATTATACTTAAATAATATATATTATAAATAGAATTAAAGGGCAAAAAAAAACCCACATTTCTGTGGGTGATTTTTATTCTTTATCTTCTTTTAAAGATTTTATTAAATCTCTAATTTTTGCGGCGTCTTCATAATTTTCTTTAGAAATAGCTTTATTCAATTTTGTCTCTAACAATTTAATTGTATCAATTTCTTCATTTTCACCCATTTCTTTTTTGAAGACAACTTTGCCGTCAAAAGGGTTGAAATAAGAGTTTCTACTAAAAGAAGAAAAACTAGATGAACCATCAGGTGAAGTCCAGCTTCTTTTTTCCCATCCACCATTTTCATCCTCACCTTTTTCAATATTAATATTATTATTAATTTCATTAAAGATTTTTGAGAACGATTCAAAATCAAAAGGTTCTCTACCTATAGGGAAGAAATCTGATTCTCTACCTGAACCATAACGTTTTTTCATAAAACTTTCTAACCCAGACTGATAAGAATTTAAAATTCTTAAAAATTCTTTTCTAAACTCATCATCATTCATACCATTAAATCCAAACATATCCATAACATTTTTTATTTATAAATATAATTTAAAATTGATTTTTGTCAATAAGCCTTAAGATTGTTTTAAAAGATTTAGTAGATACGGGCCCAGCATGCCATTTTTCAGGAAGGGCCCTTCTAAGTATCTACTTTAGTAGCGGGAACAGGACTCGAACCTGTGATTCTAGCTTATGAGACTAGACGGATAACCATCTTCCACATCCCGCGATATAGTGTCTGGTACGTGAAGAAGGATTCGAACCTACAAGACCTACTCTTATCGCCTCATAAAGGGGAGATTATTTTCGGTCAGAACTTTTACATTCCGTGTTTACCAATTTCACCACTCACGTATTTTTTAATTTTGTTTAACAAAGATAATAACTTTTTTTTAATCGGTCAAATCTTTTTTTTTGATTATTTTAAGACCATGTATTTCACACCATCAACAATCTTGACCATGTATTTACCATTATCTTTAACTTTCTTTTCAGAACGTTTTGTGGACTTAGCAGTTTTAACATTTTTTTCTGCTTCGCCAAATTTTTCCTTAATAACTTGATTCATTGAAAACCTTTCCATATCTCTTTCTTTTTTACAAATATAAGTATTTTTTTTATTCTACAATATTTTTGGTTCACTTAATGTTCCAAAATTACTAAAACCTGGTTTAACATTTATGTTATCATATTTTTTATACTTATGATAAACCTCACCCCAGTAGTCATTACCTTCAGAAGTCTTTGTAAACTCAAAAGAAGTACCAAGAAAAACAGTCCAACTAGGGTGTTCTTCTTCCAAGAAATCTTCAATAGGTGCATCAAGTTTATTTAATGAATCGTAATTTTCAATCCATTTAGATTTTTCACTCTCATTTAACCAATTAAGATAGTCTTTTCCAGTCATAAGAGTAAATATAAGTAAATTATTCCTTATTTTTTAATATAGTGTAGATATTTTTAAATAATTTTTCTGTACCACCATATTTTCTTTTTTCAAATTCTTTTGGCGTTTCGTTTGGTTTTATTTTAATATTTTCAACACCTTTAATTTCCCTACCAATTAAATCAAGAATTTCTTTTTCTTTATTCCTACCTAATTGCCATTTGTAATCAACAACATCCCTAACACTCATATAATAATAACCACCGATTTTAACAGCATTTTTAATTATTTCTTCTGTTGTTCTAACTTTTACACTGTATCCAGGTATTCTGTTTGGATCCCAAACATCAAAAACTTCAATATCCAAATTAATAAAGTTCATACCACCATTACCACTTCCAGGTCTATAAATACGTTTATCAAAATTATCTTTGTTTTTCAAAAACAAATTTTTAATTTCTTCAGGTGATTTTTTAACTTTTTGTGATAATTTTTTTAAAAATTCAGATTCGACATTGGTGTAATTATTGTAAAAATTTTTCCATTCTTCTTCACCAGGAACAATAACATCCAAATCACCCAAGACTAAAATTGATTCTTCCTTTTTAAGCAATCTTTCAACTTCATTAATATATTTTAACAACATTGGGTTTTTAAATAGTCTAGCTGAACCGGCTATAAAATATTTACCGGCATCTGAAGGTTTAATCCCAAATGCCTCAAACACCAATAAATTTGATTCTGATAATAGTTGGTTTAGGTTAACCGCATCAACTTCAGTTAGAATAGCCTCTTCAATTAAAATTTCTTTGTAGACTTGAAATAGTTTCATCAATAATAAATATCCAACTATTCTTTATCCTTCAGATATTCTTTAAGATTTGTACTCCCCTTTTGGTATGATGGTTCAAAGGGACAATGCCTACACCCTGAACCACAACATTTACCACGTTTAATATGATATCTTTCGGTAAGGACAATAGCCCCCTTTTCTAGGTAATAGTCCTTACCTTCTTCAAATACAAAATCTTTATCCATTTTTTAATCTTTTGCTATGCCAACAAATTGTTTCCAATCATTATTGACCTTATTAATTTTTTCCACAAAATACAAATAGGTTGGTTTAAATGGTTTATGTCTCATTTTCAACCCATATTCATCCAAGAACTCATCAACATTCTTGCTACATTTTTTAACGTTACAAGAACCACAACAAGCGACCAAATTTTCCCAAGTATTTTCGCCTCCTTTGGACCTTGGAATAACGTGGTCAATAGTTAAATCGTCGTGTGAACCACAATAGATACATCTGTTGTCGTCACGTTTTAAAATATTTTGTCTAGAAAGATGAACTTTCTTAAAAGGCAGAACAATATACTTCAACAAACGAATAACCGTTGGTCTGATATACATTTTTCTATCTGTGATAATAGGGTTATCTGACTCATGAGTTACAACTTCAGCCTTACCCTTAAACACTAATTTAAACCCTTTTTGTAGTGTAGTGATGTTTATAGGGCTGTAGTCCATATTTAGTACCAACACTTTCATAAGACTTTTTTATTATAAATATTTATTAAACAAAGATAATAATAATTTTTTAATAAAACAAAAACCCCTCAATCAAGAGGGGTTGTTATTAATCAATAAAAATTAAACTCCAATTACCCTCATAGTCTTCAACAAGACAAGAAGAGTTTTCACAGAAATCACCTGAATTCATATAATCTTTTTCTAATTTTGGTTGGTGTATATGCCCACAAATAGCTACATCCCTACCCATTTGTTTTGTCATAGCTTTAGCATTTGTTTCAAAATCATCAATAAAATTAATTGCCGACTTTACAGATTGTTTTATTGTTTTAGCTAAAGAATGATAAGGCAAATTAAATTTCTTTCTAATATAATTGTAAAAAGTATTTAATCTTATTACAAAGTCATAAGACCACCCACCAATTACCGCTAACCACCTAACTTTCATTATCACAAAATCCAAAACATCACCATGAAAACAATAATAACTTCTACCATCCACGCCAATATGGGTGTATTTTCTAACTATTTGAATGTTATTCATAAAGAATGGCACAAAAGGTTTTAAAAAGTCATCATGGTTACCTCTTATATAAATCACCTCTGTCCCTTCTTCACTTCTTTTCATAAACTTTCTGAATACTTTAGAACAATCTTTTTTCCATTTACCACCAGATTTGAGTGCCCAACCATCAATTATATCACCATTTAATATTAACTTTTCAGATTCATTTTCTTCTAAGAATTTTAATATTTTATCTGTTTGTGATTGTCTTGCACCTAAATGTAAATCACTCATTATGATTGTTTTCCATTTATTCATTCCAATAAGATTTAAAGTTTGAAAAGAACTCTTTATTATTTCTATTAAAATAAGACTTAATCATTAGTTTTAACATAAACCAGATCCCTTTATTTGAAAACCTTCTTGGTGGTGTAAATAAGGTTTTATTATCTATAAAGAATTTATTACCTTCTATTTGTTTTGATAATAGGTAATCTTCAGCAACCATAACACTTTCATCAAACCCACCAATTTTATTAAATTCGGACCTCTTTATTAACATAAACCCACCAAGACAAAAAGGTGAAATACCTTTTGTTAGTTTTTGAACAAAGTCAAAAAACCTAAAAACAAAATTATATTTACCATTTGTTGTTTTAAATTTGGTTGTTGCCAAATGATAATCATAGAAGATTACTTCTAATAACAAATCTTTTATTAGTTTATTGTCCAAAATAAAAATATCAGAATCCATAAATAGGATATAAGGTGTCTTAGTGATTTTAACACCATTGTTTCTGGCTTTACCAGGTAAACCACCCTGTATAATTTCTAAATCAAATTTATCACTTATTCTTTGTTTTAACTGAACTGTTGTTTCATCATCTGATGAATCTGAAACTATAACTTTAACACCCTCAATACTTTCTTGATAATTTAATAGGGTTAAGGTTTGGTCTATTACTTTGTTCTCATTTTTACAAGGGATGACAATAGTAAGATAATTTTTTAACTCCATACATATAAATATAACCTATACTTTTGTTTTGTATTAATAAATTATTAAATAAAAAACCCCTAGTAGTTTCTATTGATCAGATAGTCTTACTAGGGGGTGATAGTTGGTTATATGAGTAAACTCAATTTCCCAATATCTGAAAAGACCAAATGATTTGAGCAGATCTTACGAGATGCTTATTTGGTACTTAACCTATGGATTCTATCCACAGGGGGGTACATTCCATGGCAACAGTATCACCATGGGGTTCCGTTAACAAGTAACGGTGGGGTAAAACACACTCTCAAGCATTCTACTTCCCGCAGTACGAAATTGTATCTTACTTAGCCCACCGTCAGCGGTATGGGTACTTGAGTTGATGCGTTTTGTGGTCCTTGTAGGGCTTGAACCTACGACTCTCGCGTTATGAGCGCGGCACTCTACCAACTGAGTTAAAAGACCTAAAAAAAGTTTCTTTCGTCCTCTACCCAGGTCGGGCAAACTTTCAGTCCATCTCTGTTGAGATGTGTGTTTCCACTGTATCTAATACAACTTACTTTCCCAGTCGTTCTCCCTATACGACAATGTACGTTCCCCTACGGATATCACTCCGCTTCTCATCATGTGGGGCACACTAGGGGGTGATGAACCCTGCCACGTGTAGTCCCGTCAGGATTCGAACCTGAATCAAAGAGGTAGAAGCTCCTTATGTTAATCCATTACACTACGGGACCAAAAAATCACACTTTAAAACCATAAAGGTTTAGGTTAGTATTCCGACGGAGGATCGAACTCCGAACTAGGCATAGAAAGTGCCTCGTGATCACCATTTCACTACCGGAACAAAAGTAGTGGTTACTCCATTGGGATGTTTCACCACCTAATACGTGAGAGGATGTACTGTCCTTGTTCTCACGGGTATAGGTTTATCACATCAACCATTACCAAAAAACGATTGGTTTTTCTCGTCAACCCAATAAAACGTTCTCATACTTTGTCACTTAATTTTAGGTGTTTGTGACCTCATTTCTGAGAAAGAACTCTACTATTTACACCCCCATTTTTTTAAAACGTGGGACCCGCACCCCACCTTGAACTTGTACTTCGTTCTATTAAGCGTTTTTGGTAGTCCGGGAGGGACTTGAACCCTCACGCTTGCGCATTCGATCTTAAGCCGAACGTGTATACCAATTTCACCACCGGACCATTTGAGGGTGAGAGGTCCTCTGTGTTGTCTGTACTGTTGAATCTACCCCAAAGGGGCATACTATTCATTCTTAGCATCCGTTCAGTTTTCCTTTCTCAAGGGAACAACACATTTTTAAAAGTAAGGGAGATTTTTTACTTCTTCCAGAACAAAGTTTTATGTCTGCGGCTACCTCAGACGACTCACCTTCTCAAAATGAGTACCTTACTTTAATATTAATACCTGGCTCCAAGTAGCATGAATGAGTTTAGTATTTACACCGTGCACAATGACGGGATTATTTCTCTATTCACCATCCAATAGACATAACACATTACTTGGTTTGTGTTAGTGATATTCTTAGTAGGAATTACTTAACCCTAAAACTCCTTGGGTGTCACTTGTCTACCTTCAGCAGATAATCCTTTTTAATATGTGATGTAGTAGTCGACAACAACACTCGTTTCACCATCTCTTGTCAACAGGTCTATGAACTTAACGAGTTCACCTTTTCTTACCACCACAATATTTTTTAAAAAGGGGATAAGGCAGGAGTTACATTCTATTTTGCGTTCCATCTCAAGAAAGGCCTATTACCAGTGGGTTCGTGGTTACCTTATCCCTTTATTTAATATGTCAATGAACTTCTTCTTTTTACGGGAGTAGGACACTCATCTCTAAACTTCCTACCCCCGTTGTTTGTCTTACAAATATAAGTAGAATATTTTAATCTACCAAATTTTTTTAATTTTTATTTTTCCATTCCTTCCAAGTATCAAAATCCTTTAGTTCCTCAAATTTTTGATTCATCTTTTCTTTTGCTTTATCAATCAAATCCTTTACCAAATCTCTATCAATTGGAAGGTAACCTAATACTTGGTTAACTTCATTTTCCAATTCTTCAAATATTTTCTTTCCCATATTAATTTATATAAAATTATTTTTTTTTATTTTGCATTATCAATCACAACATAGATTGTATCAATTACTTTACCTTCAGTTTTACAATCACAATCTGATTTTGATTTATCACCAAACATATTAGCAATTGGGTCTTTATCAAGGACAATAACTTCTTTAACAAAATAATTTGTTTCACCTCTATTATTAAACCAGTTCTTACCAAAAGTTTGATGGTATTTAATTTTTACCTTCCATCCATTGGTTGCTGCAGAATCAAGTGTTGAAATAACCTTTGGGTCATTGGCATCATTATCAACGGAGAACTCAAATGGAGTTGCACTATTCATTCCTGTTTGAGTTGTGTTTAGAGTTCCTTCCCAAGAATCATAAACAAGACCTTTTTCCGAAAACTTGGTGATCATTCCGATACGTTCACCATTTGAATAATTTTCAGTACATGAACCCAACATTGCAATAACTCCGATTGCTAAAAACAATTTTTTCATAATCTTTTTTTTTTAATTTTATAATATTAATTTATTTCGTTAAATAGGGATTCACGTTTCCTATTCACCCTATCCTCAAGTGGCCAAATAATTTCATAATGATACTTATTCCAAAATTTATCAGGAGTACCCCTCATTAATTGGTTTTCAAAATTACGAATTAATTTCTTGGCAGTTAATGTTTGTTTCCATGTTTCACAAGAATCAATAACATTTTCAATCCATCTTGTTACATCTCCGTAATGTCTACTTCTTTTTTCCATATCAATTATTTTTATCAAATATAAGATTATTTTTTTAATCAAACAATATAAAAACAAAAAACCCCTAACATTTCTGAAAGGGGTCTTTTAATTGATGATACGTATATCTTAAAATTATTTTAAAAATCTTAATTTATATAATGTAGAATTTATCAACTCACAAACAGTGTCTATTTGATTCTGTATGTAAGAATCTTTACAACAATCTCTTAACGATTCTATCTTCTCACACAAATCTTTTAAATATGTAATTGTATTTTCTGTCCCAGAATAATCTTTCAGTTCGTAGTTTTGGTACCCTTTAAGTATTTCATATTTACCCTGATAAGACTCTACCAAACCATCTATTAAATCACCCACAGTATCATAATAACCATTTAAAGCCATGTGTTCAGCATATGATTCTGTTTGTAAATGGAATGTATGTATTTGTGTTCTAGAATGAAATATTTGTGAAATCATTTCAGTATAGTCTTTTGTGGAATCACCAGATTTTACATCTTCAGTATCTTGAGTTTCTTCTTCCTCTTCTTGTTCAACAATTCTTCCTTTTCTAAGGATTTCATTAACAATTGCTGATGAAGTTCTAGCGTTATTGAAATTTCTATTCATATCTATAATTCTTTATTATAAATATGTTATAAGAAACAAAAAAAGTCCATTATTCTAAAAATTTTAAAACCTTTTCTTTCACACCTAATTGTTTAATACCTTCCGAACTTTTTGGTGTTAGAACAAAATTATCAATTCTCCAATCTCCCCAACCTTCCCAATCTTCACCAGTTTTACCCATGTTTAGATCATCAACAGAAACCCAATGTGTTACTTCAGGATGATCATGTAAGTATTGTTTCATTTCAATTACACGAATCATTTCTAATTCCTGACGTGGATTCCAATACCAAGTCATATCTTTATGCCAAGTACAAGTTTGGATATTTGGTGTAAGTGCGATTGGTCTTTTGATAATACCCTGACTTTCGTAGTAATCACCAAGTTCTTCAAGTGTTGCGTGTAGTTTCCAATCAGATGACACAACAATTTCACAATCAGTTTCCTCAATAATTTCATTAAGAATCTGAACAGACTTTTTATCAAAATCATCAAAACGATACTCAACAGGAGCATCTTTAATATTAGGTGAAGAATCAGGATTTGCTGAACGGTATTTTGCCCATTTCTTTTTTCTTCCACCCCAATTATTGGATAAACAAATTACACCATCATGATCCAAAAATAAAACCTTCATTACTTTAATTTTACACCAATTAGTTTTTTAATATTTCTTTTAAACCTCATCCTGAGATACCTGTCAACAATTTTACCAACATTTTTTTTTTGTTCTTTTGTTAGTTTATATTCTTTTTCTTCCATAATTAATAATGTTCTATATGTACTCTAACACATGTTTCAGGTTGTCCCTCATTTTTTAAGAAATTGTTAATGTAACCCATAATATTGGCCGAGCCGATTGGGTTAGCTGAATGCACTACTATTCTAGGGAACACAAATTCTTTATTTTTCTTTTCACTTCTAGTCATGTTGATTCTGTCTTCGTTGATTGAGTAAAAATGATTTACCAACCACTTAGCAGCATCATAACCAGTTTTTTCTGTGATATTATTATAATCCAAATTATAATTAGGTTTTACATTTCTGTAATACTCATCCATTGCAGTATCTCCCAAATCATGGTCCAATGAAATTACTTCAATGTTATTTAAACCAACTTCACTAACCTTATTAAGAAGTTCTTCATAAGAACGAACAACAGTCCATTCTTCAATACCATCAATCCAAGCATTATTAGGATTTATTGGTGTACGAATATCATCTAGATATATGTAATAAGTTTTCATGTTACAAATATATTAAAAATTACATAATAAAATAACATTCATCTAATTTATATGTCACCCCATTAGTTGATTCTATATGGAAAACGGGTTGAATCGCGTAAAACTTTTCAACCCCCTTTAATTCAGGTTTTTCCATTGTACTATCACCTTTAGGTGAATGGTTAGCTTTGTATAAAATTCTTTTTTCAGTGTCCTCATCAAATAATAAAGTACCTGATGAAAAAATTTTTTCTACAACGCCTTTGGTTCTACTACCATACTTACTTTTATAGATAAATTCTTTACCTACATATGATTCGTTGAATGCCTCTAATACCTTATCATCCATTTTTACACAAATTCTAATTCGTTAGTATCTTTATCCCACAAAACAGTTACAGGTTTGTTGCGATATTCATATCGTCCATTTAAAACAGCTGCATTAATGTAGTGAGTGTTACCATCAAACACATAACCATAACCTTCGTGAATGTGCCCAAATACACAGATTTTTGGTTTGATTTCTTCCACTTTCTTCATCAGTTCTTCACAACCAACATTTAAGTTATCGTACTTTACATAATCCAATTTACCAAATGGTGGACCATGAGTGATAAGAATATCAGTGTTAGCCGGAATCAAATCCCACTTTTCTTTTAAAGCTTCTCCTCGTGGAAGATTAAAAGCCCAATTAAAGAACTCAGGTTGCCAAGGTGTACCCCAAATCTTGACCATATCAATGTATTCCACTTCACCTTCACCCAACATGATTAAATCATCTTGTAGGTATTCAATATTTTTATAACCTGTTAGAATACCTTTCATTTCTTCAGGGTAATCTTGGAATCCAAAATCATGGTTACCAGCAATAAACAATTTATGGTCGTATTGATTTAAAGCATCATACCATTTAGCAAAGTTTTCAATCTCTGTTTTATAACCTCTGCTAGTTAGATCACCTGCATGAATAAGAATGTCACCACCAGGAAGAAACCCATTAAGTTTTTCGTGTTTGGTGTGAGTATCACTAATAAATGTTATTTTCCACTTTTTCATAAAACAAATATAATAAAGATTATTCTTTTGGCAAAACAAAAAGTACAAAGGAGGGAATTGAACCTTCGTCTAAGCCTTGGCAAGGCCTTGTAATAACCATTATACGACTACCGCTTTTAATTATTTATTTTTTCTTTTAAGAATAAGTTTTTTTATTCTTTTAATCAACTTACTATTTTTACTTTTTCCCCTAAAAATTTCTCTGTGTGATTCTAATTTTCCTTCTAATATAACTTTCATTAATTTCTTTTTTTTTATTTTGTTATTTTATTAAGGAGTAGGTGGGTCATGCTCCCACACCCCAAACATTGAAAATGTTCGGTAAGAGCTACTTGTTTATCTACCCCTTATGTTGTTGTGCCGCTCTGGAATCGAACCAGATTTAAAAAGCTTATGAGACTTCCCAAGATACCCAATCTTATCTATATGTCCCATGATATTAATTATTAATAGTGATTGGGTGGTGAATAAAATAACCATTAAGGTTAGAGATATCATTAGAGATATTTTAAATGTTCTTGTCATAACAATAAATATTTAAAAACAACTTAAAATTTTATTCTCTAAAATGATTTAAATATTATATATATTAACTAATATTTATTAGTATGAGGTTTTTATTAACAATAATATTTACATTATTTTTTGGTAACATTTTTTCACAATGTAACAACAATAATACTATTTGTACTTCAGGTACGGCAGGACCATTTAATTTTGGTAATGGTGGTCCAGCTGTTAGTACTTGTTTAGATTGGATGGGTAGTTCTAGATTTGTTTACATCATATTATATATCACACAATCAGGTCCACTTAATTTATATATTGACGGTAATGGTGCTACAGGTTATTTAGATGTTGCCGTATTTAATATACCTTCAGGTGTTACACCTTGTACAGCAATCCAAAATGATGCGAATCAGATTGGATGTAGTTACGCACAAAATTCAGGTGGGTGTAATCAATTTGGTAACTCATTTCCTTGCACAAGTAACGCTCCCGCACCAAATGTTGTAGCCGGTCAAGTTGTTATGATTGTTGTTGAGGATTGGATGAATGGTGCTTCTACAAACTTTACACTACAATTAGGTCCACCACCTAGTGCACAAACTGGTCCACCAAATACAACAATAACACCTGTCGGACCTTTTTGTACGACTTCACCTACAACCCAACTACAATCGGTTAATATGGGTGGCACATGGTCAGGACCTGGTGTTTCATCAACAGGTGTTTTTAATCCTACAACAGCAGGGGTTGGCACACATACAATAACTTATACTTTGGGTCAAGCACCTTGTCAATCAATTAGTACCACAACAATTACAGTTAATTCTTCATCGGTGACACCAACGTCAACAAATGTTACTTGTTTTGGTCTTTGTAACGGAACTGCAAGTGCCAATGTTACTGGTTCATCATATTTATGGTCAAATGGAGCTACAACTCAAACAATATCAAACTTATGTCCGGGAACATATAATGTTACGGTCACACAAAACGGATGCACTTCAACAGGGAGTGTAACCATAACCCAACCACCACAGTTTAATGTGGGTAATATAATACATAATTAAAATGAAAAAATTAATAACTATTTTGATGGTTTTGATGTCCACAATCATATTTGGTCAATCAACAACTAACCCTGACACAGTTTGTTATCAAACAGCAGGTTCAACCTATTCAGTCCCATCACTTGGTGCCGGATATACATATACTTGGGCAGTTTCTTCCCCAGGTGTTTTAGTGTCAGGACAAGGAACAAATGCTATTAATGTAGATTGGTCTACGGCATCACCTGGACTTATAACAAACGGTATTACTGTATATGCAACAAATGCATCAGGATGTCAATCAACACCAATAACACTTAATGTATTCATATTACAAGTTGTTCCTACAATTACTGCTCTTGGCCCATTCTGTACTACGGAATCTTGTGTTACTCTAACAGGGACACCAACAGGTGGCACATGGTCAGGACCTGGTGTTTCAGGAAATCAATTCTGTCCTGTGAATGCTAATATTGGATCAAATACAATTACATATACCGTAACTCAAGGTGGTTGTACATTCTCTACAACAACATCTGTAACCGTTAACTCACAACCTGTATTATCTCCAATCCAACATAATTAATGAGGCTTTGGTGGTTCATATTATTTTTATCATCGTTTGTTTTTTCACAACAAGAAATAGAAATTTGTGGTGAGGAAAATGTTTCGTTTACTTATTCTACTTTATCAACAGAACCAGGTAATAATGAATGGGAAGTTAATGGTCAATATTTTTATAGTGAAAGTTTAAATATGTCTTGGAGTGACACGGGGACTTATGTAATTAATGTTATTAGATATAATGATGGATGTCCATCTTTACCTCAAACACTAACTGTTAAGGTAACAAAGTGTGAAGACCCGATATATTGGGTACCAAATGCTTTTACACCTGATGGTGATGATTATAACCAATCATTTACACCAATATTTACTTCGGGTGTTGATCCATATGACTATCATTTAATGGTTTTTAATAGATGGGGTGAGTTGTTATTTGAAAGTTACGACATGACAAAGGGATGGAATGGTAAGTATGGTGGTATTTCTTGCCAAGATGGAGTTTACACTTGGAAGATTGAGTTTAAAGTTTTAAAAAATGACGAACACATAATGAAGTTTGGTCATGTCGTATTAGTTAAATAAAAAGATGAAAGTAATGTTGATTGATATTGATGGTACAATTTGTGATGATATAAAAAATGAAGATTCACATCTTTATTCTGAGGCAAAAATAATTAGTGGTTCTTTGGAACAAATTAATAAATGGTATGAAGAAGGTAATATTATAACTTTTTTTACCGCTAGAGAAAACAAAGATAGAGTAGTTACCGAAAATTGGTTAAGGGAGAATGGTTTTAAATATCACGGTCTAGTAATGGATAAACCAAGGTGTCTAAATAATGAAGACGAATATGTTTGGATTGATAATCGTAAGGTTAGGGGTGTAACATATTTAGGTGTTTGGTCTGATTTAATTGAAGTAGAAAAAAAGATATTAGCTTTTAAAGATTAATTTTTTAAAGATCAAAAAAATCTCTACCATTAATTCTTTCTGGGTTTTGGAAATCATTTGGTTTTCTTTCTGATATGTACCAATCGATATTTTCGTAAAATTCATTAATCATCTGATTGTGTGCATGTGTATCAGCCCAATTAGTACCACCATATGCAACATAACCAGTTAAACTAATTAATAAATGGTGTATGTAACTAAAATCGATTTTTAGACCTTCAATATCCACATTCTTATCATAGAGTTGGATTAATTCTTTGACCTTATCAAATTCTTTATAATGAATCAATGGTTCAAATATTATTACCTTATTTAATAATGTAGGTTTAATCTTTTCAGCCCACTCAAAACCTTGTATTTCTTCTTTTATGATTTTTTTGATCCCCATATACAATTAAATATTAACATAAACGGTAAAACTTAGTGAGGACAGGGAGGGATTCGAACCCCCGAATAAATAACTGGTTTGCAATCAGCCCCCTTAAACCACTCGGGCACCTGTCCTTATGTTATTTGTACACCCTGATGGATTCAAACCACCAACCCCAACGGCCGTAACGTTGTGCTCTATTCAATTGAGCTAAGAGTGTGTTTAGGTACATAGACACAGAGAATGCCGACCACGCTCCTGGTTCTCTCACCTTAGTCCGACGTACCTTTGTTTTTATACAAAATTTCAATACAATTGTTTTCTATTTTTATTAGGTCTTCCTCAAAAATCATTTTAATTTTAATATTATTAAAATTCTCAACCAAACTCATTTTTAACCTATCTTTTTTAGAAAAGTATCCCTTTACTTCAAGGTATATGTCTTGTTTGGGTAAATAAAAATCTGGTGAGTATGTCTTTATCTGTCCGTTTAAATCATATTCTAAGTATTTCTTTCTCACCCATAAAATGTTTAATTCATTCATTTTTTCAGCTAACCTAAGTTCCCATGTACCTCTAACAATAAACTCATCACCTAACACATTTTTAATTTTATACCACTTAATGTGTTTAAATCCACCACCACCCATCTCTTCTAAAAATTTAGAACGTGCTTTTGATAACTTTTGTTTAGTTATAACACTAAGTTTAACTCCATTTCTGTCTGGCACATTTTTCCTCCACTCATCTGGTATTTTTAAACCCAATTTATAATGTTTATCATATTGATTTATGAAATCTTTTTTTATCTCACCATCTTTTACTTTTTTATTATAGTCAATAAAATTACTTTTATGGATCTTTCTTTTAGGATTTAGTTTACACCCATTTTGGTGTTTAACTAGGCTACCCCTATTATTAATCTCTTTACCACAAAATTCACATAAATTATTTTTCATAACATATAGACGTAATTTATGGAGTTTCGTTGTCTAACCAGTACTCCTGGAGGGACTTGAACCCTCGTGTGACCAACTACCCTTTCAACAAGATATAAGCTTGAGGGGATACAGGAGTATGTAGGGGGATTATAACCAACTGAGCTACATCCCCAAGATAAGGAAAGGGGAAGATGGTTGCGTGGACATCCCCTTTTATGATTGGCTTTACTTAGGTGTATATCTCCCAACTCCGATAACATCAACCGATATACACTCTCATGTTATGGATGTTATCATTCCCCAATCAACCTTTGCGACTTCGACGAAGTCATTAATTGTACCAATAAATCAAAGAACTCTTTCTTTTTGTCGGTGTGACAGGGTTCGAACCTGTGATCTTCTCGATATCAGCGAGATGCCTTAACCAACTTGGCCACACACCGTGTTAAAATAAAAAACCCGACTCTTTTTTTGGAATCGGGTTTGTTATATCTTTTTATGTTTTTTTTAGTTATCCTTCACAGACACTATCTAAATATAACATACCCTTACCATCACTAATAAAACACGGCTGATACCACTGATTACGATTACTGATATGTATGTTATTTGTTCTCATTGTTTTTCTGTTATTAATTAAATATGTTACAAATATAATAAAAGTTTTTTAAATGCCAAATTACTCTTCAAAATTTATGTGTGTGAATAGTTCTTTTGCTGCCTGAATCGGGAATTTAGACCCATACTGAGATATAAACATCACATCTTCCATCTCACTGTTTCCGTCTTGACAAGTTCCAATGTAAGCCTTATATCCATCGTATTCATCATAAACTAAAACAACACCAATAGAATCTCTACTCGTGAACCATGTGTAATCTACTATTCCCATCATCTTGTAATTCTTTCTACAAAGATAGGGGATTTATTTTGATTTATAACGATTTTTTGTTGTAATAATCGAAATAATCTTTTCTGTCTTTTAAAACCGTAAAAATGACAAAAGATAAAGAAAATACTGTTAAAAATATTGTTGCTATCATACAACAATATATACACATAAAGGGGTATAAAAGTTAGATTTTGAATATTATCAAATTGTTAATAATATTTTAAGACTTTTTCTAATTTATCTAAACTAGTATATAATGCATAATCTTTATTAAATGTAATATCATCACCCAACCATTCCTCAATCACATCTTCATCAACATCATAACCCCAATAACCGAATGATAAACCATCGGGATAATCTTTTTCAACAAAAAAGGAAACAGCAATTACTTCATCAAACCCATCACCCTCATAACCATCAATTTCTAATTCATCCCTTCTAAGTTCTAAACCTTGATGAACATGATACCATCCACCTCTTCCATTAAAATCTTTTGGGTTGATTTTATTTATTAAATTAGCTAACCTGTCTATTTCATTATGGTCTTTTAAATAAACCACACCTTGTGGGAGTCCTTTGTAATTTGGTGCCTCCCCTGTATTTTCTATCCAATCAAAAGGATTTTTATCATCTAATAAATCCTCTTCTTCTTTAACAGTTTCTTCACCACCACTAGTGTCTGATGAAGTGGTTGATCCACCACCAGAACCTTGTTTCCAATAACTTCTTTCAGGGTTATTTTCCCAACCAGAGTCTTTACTATTAAAATAATTATCATTACCCCAATGAACAGAATTTTTATCCCAATTAGAATCGTTTTCATCTGTCCACCCTGAACCCTCCTTTATATTTTTTTTACTAGTAACGTTTATATATTCAAGAACTTCACCACCATCAATATAAATACTATTATAATTATTTGAGTCCTCGTCAAATTTTTCTGTCATAAAACAAATATAATTTTCTTCTGGAAAATAATCATTATCCTCATTACCACAATGGATAATTACTCCATTATAAAATCCAGTTCTATCAAATTGTATTGCTGTGTTAGATAACCTATTATAATTAGGTACTGTTTTTTTAATATAATCAAAGATTATTTTGTGTTCATCAGCATCTAGCATGGAAATGTCAACCCAGTATTCATGTTTACCATCAAATGTGAAGTCCCAGTTTTTAAAGGTAGGTTCTGTTTCATCAAACCAATTACCAAACTCCTCAAAACTTTCTTTTAATATTTTTCTAATCCTATCTCGCATTTCCGCTGACTTTCATCATTTTCGTCACCACTTTTCTTATTTTTTTTACGAACAATTAATTTCATTAAATTAACCATTTTAGTAAAATAAATAAATTCTGCTGATTCAGAATTTATATTATAAGTTTTATTAAAGTGATTTATTAGTTTGACAGAATTAACCAAATCTTCTCTGTTTTTAGCTGAAAGAAGCAAAATTCTTACCCTTTCAAAAGCATTTTCTTTTGTTTCAATATTTTGAGTTTTTAAAAAGGCTAAAGACAATAACATTTTTTTAAATGAATTTTCTTGCATGTCAAACTTATTTAGTAATAAATATATGCAAAAATAATTAAATAAATTTATGTGGCAATATTTCTGTTTTAAAACCTATGGAACTTTCAAAAATGTTTTCAAGACTCCATGAACCGTCATGGTATACATTTGGGTATTCTGTATTTTCATATTGAAAATCAAAGTAAAATAATTGTCCTGTGGGTTGTACTAAAGGTTGTACGGATACTAGATCTTGGTTAAGGTTATTAATAATTTGTCTATCAATATTTCTAGTGAGTTCTTCAGATAATAATCTTGTTAATTCAGCTTCCACATCTATTCCATGAAAAGCTTGTAAATCTTGAGCTAATTCAGGTGTCCATGTTGTACGTAACCTTCTTGTGACCCCACCAAAATTAAAAGAGGTTACATCAAAATTTAATGAATTATCAAAATTAAATTTACGTATTTTATGTAATGGGTTCACTATTATTTAATCAAATTACCGTCCTTGTCAATCTTGGTTTTACCTCCTTTATGGTCAAACATGATAATACCATTATCAGTAGGAGCGACCAAAAAGTCAACCTTTTTATATTTCCAAGAACTTAAATCTGATTTAGCCTGATTTTCTTTAGTTTTAACTTGTATCGTGGTTGTTTTACCACCATCACTCATAATTAAATCAGTACCAAATAACATATCAATAAAATCACCATCACCACCTTGATAAAGTGTTTTCATCCCGTGCTTTTCTAAGATATCTCTAACATCATTTTCGGCTTGTTCACCTATTTGTGACCTGAAGGTAGTGTTTCTAACAAAACTTCTATATTCACTAATGTCTATATATTTGTCTAAGACTTTTTCTAATTTATCTTTTATAGACGATAAATAATTTTTAACACCCAAAACATCTTTTGTATTTAACTTTTGAACCATATTACCTCTTTTTAAAAGTTCGGTTAGTAGTTCAGCTAAATCAGCATAATTTGTATTTAATTTATTTATATAATCAAACTTACCTTTGGAATCAAATACTCTATTAACAGATTTTAATACTTTATTTTCATAATAACCACCATCTTCCGATATGTAATCATACCCACCTGATTGGTTATATTTTTTAGTATCGTAAAGTAATTTTAAAGGTCCTTGATATTTTTGGTTAACGTCTTTTAACTCCATCATTTGATTTAATTTAGAATTAATGATATTTTTTAATCCTAAACCAGAATCATCATATAAAAAAGTTTTTAAACTCCCTATTTTATGACATAATTCATTCTCATCTTTATCTGTAAAATGGGAGCAAGGTTTGTATTTTGTACGTTGGTCGCCAAATAAATTTAATTGTTCTTCCTTTAATATTTTTTTTATTGTTTCTTTCATCACAACAATAAATATCTTAAGTTTTAATTAACTTTTTATGAGCATTAACATTGTTTTCATTATATTCAACAATACTTAAATCCATTTCAGGTTTACCTCCCAAAAGAACATATTCACCTTTACCTTTTTGTTCTTTCCATTGTAGGTCAATTTCTTTGGGATACATTTTATGCCAAACAACGGTAGATTCTCTTCTTAAAATTTCTTTTGATTTATTACTTAAAGGAAATATATATCTAAATTGTTTTCCTCTAATTCTACGGATACCTTTTAACTTCATAAAATCAGGCGTCATCCAAAATAATTTCTCTTTACCCAAAAATTCAGCATTTTCTTTTAATAA